TCAAGAAGAGACACAGTGCAAAAAAATTATTTTTTTTCATTTAAAAACACTTCTATCTGGTCTGTAATAAGTATTTGGGTCAATCTCTTGTGGTAATAAAACATCGGTTCCCCAGCTTGTAACACAATAAACAAGATACTTAGGATGATACTCTAATATTGTATATGTTCTAGTATCTATATTTAAATAGTAAGCTGAAACTAACATTTCAGGATTTTCTCTATATGTATTGTCGGGTCCTTTTACTTTTGTAAACTGCACAGCACTCCACATAAGTCTTTCGCCTTTTTCCTCTATTAATATAAAGGTCTCCTCATAATTACCACACAAAACAGGCTTTTCATTCCACTCTGCATTCCATGAGTTTTGCACTGATAGGAGGAAAAAAAATATACTTAGCAATGCTAAGATTAAATATATAATACCCTCTCTCATCAACACCTCCAGCGTCTACGAGCTTGTCTTAATCTTGAGTTTGGGTCTTTTGCTGCCTTTGGGAATTTTTTCATTTGTCCTGCACTTCTAGCACAAAACGACTTTCTTCTTTTTGCTGCTTTAGAACCAGGTTTAACTTTTCCTGTCACAGCAGTTTTTAATTTAGAGCCAGGGTTGTCACGTCTATATTTAGCAACTCCAGCTTTAGTCATTCCCGCCCCTTTTTTAGTGGGGCGGAAATATTTTTTAGTTCTTGGTGGTTGCTTGTCTGCCATTATGCAAAGAAGCAGGTTAAAGAAGTTACATTAGTGAGTGTAGCATGAATATTATTTGAAAATCTCATGCCCTCATCACCAATATAAGTTTCAATTACTGCGGTAGCACTAGCTGGAGTATCGATATCAAACAAGGTACTTCCAGTGCTGGAGTCTTTCAGAACTATACTTCCCGCAGATCCCGCACAGACAGCGTGTATAGCAATAAGTCTCGCTGGTCTTGTAGTAACATTACCTGTAGAAGTGACTTTTGCCGAACTTGTATTGATCATAATTTACTCCTTACGCAGGTCCGTCAGAGTATGTTACATCTCTATCTTGAGCACCCATCATGTAATCTAAAGTTGTTATCTTCTGACCTGTGGCATCACCTGATACACTCATCGCCATCATTTTCATGTTAGCTGTTGGAATGTTTGTTGTGCTTGTTCCTGCATATTTTCTGTTGATGTAAAAATCAACTTTATTATTACCATCACTGTTAGCTTTTGTTGCAACAAAACCTAAAGTTACGTAAGTATCGTTTGTTAAAGTTGATAAAGTTGTGTCTAAAGTTACAGTAGTTGCTGTATCAGAAGCCTCTGTTACACCAGCAATAACAGCACTACCATCAGTTAATAAGAAACCAATGATGTTTGATGATGCTAAAGCATTTTCAGGATTGGTTGTAAAAGTTTCTGTTAATCCAACGAGAACATCCATCTGATCAACATCAGACATTTTAATTCTTGTTTCATAATACAACTTATTACCTGCTGTTGAAGGAAGAGAAAAATACTCTTGCTTTCCTTGAATTGAAGCACCGTCATTATCTGTTGTGTTCGCTGAAGTTAAGTTGAGCTCACCAGATCTAGCATCTGCAACGATAGCTGCGGCTGCTCCTGAATCTTTAACGATTGTCCATCTTAGTGTCTCGTCAATTGCTCCATGATCGTAATCATCGAACTGAATGAATTGATCATTCCATCTGGCAATATTTAAATTTTCTAGTGCAGCTCTTTGCGCTGAAAATAATATTGGCCCTTTAAAGTGTGTAGCCATAATAAACCTCCTTGGTTGTATAGACCATTCGTCATACAGTCTCTATACCGTCTGCTAGCTCAGTGTGTATGACTGTTAAATGCTAGACTTTCAATATGGCATAAAAAAAGGGCGGAGTCAAAGACAACCGCCCTTTTAGATTGTTGTTTAAATTAAAGATTATGCACCTGATGTACCAAACACACATCTAGGATCTGAGAATCCAAAAGAATATCTCTCCCTAGCTTTGTATCTTACGTTACCTGTATCAAAGTCACCCTCCATGGAGGTTCTGATTGGTGAACGGTTAAACATTTTGAAACCGTTAGGCACGTCAGTTTTGATATAGAACGCATTGATATCAGTTAAGAAGTGGTTAACTACGTAACCTTCAGGGATCATACCCATGTTTCTGATTGCATTAATGTCATTGTCAGCAGTTCCAGTTCTTAAGGCGGAGTTCATTAATCTGTCAGCAGTAAACTGTAGTTCTTTTGGAACAATAAGTTTTCTACCTTGAGCAGCAATCTTTAAACCTCTCTCGTCTACAAAAGCAGCGATGTCAATTAAAGACTGTTCTAATGATGTCTCATTTAGATCAGCATCTGTTGCTAATCTATTTGATAAAAGACCACCTTGTGCTAGTGGGTGTTCAGTGTTGATAAGTGATACACCATCACCACCAGGATTGGTTCCTGCAGCACCTGCAGCAGCAAAAGCTGTGTTTAAAACATCCATGGCTTTTACTTGTTTTGTATTAGCCATTGATCTTGCAAGAGCTCTTGTGTATCTAGCAGCTAATCTATCGTAGAGATTATCTTCGATAGCTTCTTCTGTGATTGCAAAAGCTAATGCAACTGTTTCATGTGTGTAACGTGATGTAAATGCTTCGGTTGCTGTATCAAATGATACACCAGCACCCTCTGATTTAGTTGGTGCAGAACCAAAACCTGATAACATTACCTCTTCTTCGAAAGCACGATCTGAAGTTTCCTCATCGAAAACTTCTGCGTGTTCGTTTTCGTACCTTGCGTACTCCAAGCCAAACAGAGCGTTTAGACCTGGTTCTAACTCTTTAACGAGTTGACTTCTAGATATAGCCATAGTCTATACTCCTGTCGTGTCTCTATACTGATGCTTATTAATTCTAACAAGAATGTTAGCGTTAGCTACAGTATAGTCGCTGTTTTCAGGATCTGTTGAAAGATCATATACAGCGAAGTTGGAAGCGTTACTGGTTGCAAAGCTACCACCGTCAAGTGCAACGTTAGAAATACCTGATTTGGTAGATCCTGCGCTGTATGTTGCGATGTTAGCAGTTGAACCAACTTGTGCTCGTCCGCCATTTGCGTCATCTATTTTGACTTCGAAAATGACATCAGGATCACTGATTACGTTTGCAACTATGTCGTCAGCTACAATCGCACCTGGATAGTGGTTTGAAAATGTTGGTTTTTGTGTTGTTGGGTCTGTATAGAAACAACCATTAAAAATACCAACAAGCTCAGCACCGGCAGATGATCCACGAGAGATTGATCCGTTTGCATTAAGCACTACAGGATCTCCCATAAAAATGGAGTTCGTTTCGTTACTAGCGATGGTCATTTCTTGTTGACCTTGTCCATTATAATTGGAACCCATCATTAGCACTGGACGAAATCCAAAGTTGCCTTGTTGATTTGCCATAATATTACTCCTTTGTAATATGTTGTTAGTATTGGTCGTTCAACAAACCGTGCCGATTACGACTTGTTTCCTGAACCAAAAGTTACTTTGGTTTGCCTTTGGGGTTTACTGATCGGCATCCTTGGATCCTCGATTTTCAGTAGATCGCTGTCGACAGCTTCTTTTTGACTGTTCGATAAATTTTTGTAATAAGCATTACGCTCTTCAACTATCTCTACTGGCATACGAGCTAACAGTAACCCACCTACCCCTATAACTCCTGCGTGTTTACCATCTTCAATAGTAGGAAGTTGCCAGTCAGGATATTCGTCGGCTCGGACTAATTCCCAACCTTCTCTTAATTTTCCCATGACGTTTTTGTTGTCGTCAAATCCTCTGACTGATTCCCTTATCCATCGATGTTTGTATCCATCAGGTGCTGGGGGTGCGTCTAATGATGAAGGTCGAGTCCAACCTTTTTTACGAGATGTCTTCTCCCTAGTCTCACTAGATCTTAGCGTTTTATTTACCATATTGTCTCCAATCTATACATATTTTGCGTATTGTTCAAGTGTAAGCCCTAGTTTTTTTGCTATGGCAACTTGACTAGGTGTTAATTTAACTTTCTTTGCTCCAGTGGTTTTTCCTGTTCTAGACGCTCCAGAAACAGTTTGAGGAGCTTTTTCTTTAACTTCTTTCTCAAATTTTTGAGGAAACTGCTCTTTCATATACTGATTAATCTCAGTGTAATAATCGTCACTCTTAGGATCAAAGCCTTCATTTAAAAGCTTTTTATGATGAGCTAAAGCAGTGAAAGTCATTGCCTCATCTTTACCAAACCACTCATTTTCTTTTGCCCACTCCTCTGCTCTTGGATCAGGCTGTCTAGCAGGAGCTTGAGTTTGATTGGTATCTTGATTTTGAGATGATGAATTTTCTTTTTCTTTTATAAGCTTTTCTCTTTGTTCTTTTGAAACTATCGCTCTCTCCTCTTCAATCGCAAGTCTAGTCAAAGATCTTTGAGCTTCTACTTCAGCGTTTACATCGTTATTAATTCTAGCGTCTGCCAAAGCTTTTTTAGCCTGTTCAATCTGTGACTTTACTCTAGTTTCATATTCTGAAACATAGTTAGCGTCCAAAGATTGCATTTTTTGTTCAGCCTCTTGAACTTTCTTTTTAGCACTTTCAGCAAATTTTATGGCTTCAGCTTCTCTTTGTTCTGATTTTTCAATTCTATCCAAAAGTTTTTTAATTCTTCTTTGAACATTTTTGGAATACTTATCTAAACCATCGTCTTTAGCTTCCTCTTCATCTTTAGGCTCTTCTGTTTTTTCTTCAGATGTAACCTCTACTTTTTCTTCTTTTACTTTCTCTTCTTTAGTAGATTCTTCTTCTTGAAGCTCAACCTCTTGACTTTCTCCTGTAGTGTCAAGGTCTACCATTTTTTCTTCAGCCATTTTTTTCTCCCTAATACAAAGTTAATATATCTGTTGGATCTTCTACCGTGGACAAAATCTCATCATCATTCAATATTCTGATTTCTCCACCTTCAATTTTTACTCTAGAACCTGCGTATCTTGCAAAAACTACCCAATCACCTTCTTTACACCAAGGTCCATTTGGATATTTAGTTTTATCTGCATAAGCATCAGGTCCCATGTTTAAAATTAAACCAACATTAGTTGTAAGTTGTTGTTCCTCTATTGCTTTATCGGTAAGTAATAAACCACCTTTTGTTTTGTCAACTCCTTTATGAGGCAAAACTACTATTCTCCAACCTGTTGCTTGAGGAACTCTATTCATAGCAGGTTTCTTATTCTGATCTTTCTCATCTTTCTTATTGTCTAATTTTCCTTTTAAATAACTAGGAACAATTAATTTACTCATCTTTAACCACCTCTTTTAATAAATCTTGATAATCTAACATTAAACCTTCTAAAGCGTGTAACTTACCTAACTCATACTGATATTGATCATAAGAGCTGACTTGTCTACTTAACAAATCATCTTTTTTCTCATCAATTTTTTTTGAAATGAGTTGTTTTACTTTGTAATCAAAATGTTCAATCATCCTGAATTAGTTTTTTTTAACTTGTCGAAACTGCGGATTCCGGCCATTCCTAATAATGCCATGACCAACGGCATCAAAACAGCCATATCCAACTGAGGTAAAGGGGCGTGTTCGATGCTGAAAGCAGCAAGTATGAACATGATAAATTGTTTCAATACATACTCCCACAATATTGCTAGAGCACAGCTCATCCCGATTAGAGGCCGCCAAGCTCGTTGCATAATTCCACCAATTCCTGTGGCAGTGGACTTAGCATCAGCTAAGTTAATATCCATTTGTTTGGAATTAATTTCGTTTTCTAATTCTTTGAGTTTTGTTTTTGCGGCAAGTTTTTCTTCCTCTGAGGTGTGAACAGAGTCTATTACCTTACCAACCGTTTCTACTAGAGAACCACCTAATAATTTATTAAGAACCAATATATACTCCTAACGCAAGAAAAACGACAGCGATAGCTACATCTCTTTTCTTTACATTAGAAGCCAAGTTTTTAACTTTTGATAGTATTTCCATTAAAATACTCCTTCAAATTTAAGACCTTTAGATGCTATTCCATAACCTCGTTTGTGTTTTTTATCCTCAGGTACAGGGCCTACTGGCATGATCTTACCTGGTGGAATAGATAAACCTTGTGATTTAGGTCCCTTTTTAGGGGGAACTGTTTTTGTAAGTTTTTTAGTCATTAGTGCAACGTTAGACTTTTTTCATCATTTTGCAACCTAGAAATTTGATTAGCGATGTAAGCATCAGCTATCTGCTCACCATAAGCATCAACTATTGTTTCACGACTCATAGCTAACATAACTTGAGCTAACTCAACTAAATTCATTCCTTGATCTACCTGACCTTGAACAAAAGTCCTAGTGTCATTAATAATCTTTTGAACTCTCTTTTCAGTTTCTTTGTCCATGTCAAAACTATAATACTTATCACTTGGTCTTTCTAGATTTTTTTTCAACGCCTTTAATAACTCCTTTGTTAGCCGACGCATAAAAAATCTGTTTACCTTTTTTCTTTCCATATGTCTTCTCCATGGATTTCTTTATTTTGCTACCCTTTTTTGTTAGTGGCATCTCTTCTCGCTTGATTTAAATTTTGTGTAGTCATCTTGTCATACTGAACCTCAGCACGTTTGTCTGCGATATCATAATCTTTTTGTATTCTAGCTTGATCATTAACTGTTCTTTGTTTTAATTTTTCAACATCCAACTGTAATTTAGCAGCATCTAATTGAGCATCAACTTGATCTTTTTGAGCGTTCTGTGCTAATTCTTGTTGTTTAAGTTGTATGACGGGGTCAGGTTTACCTTGTCCGCTGAGTTGTGCTGACAATTGTTTTATTTCTGCCATAAACTGTGCCTCTAATTTTGCTACTGCTTCATCGACTTGCTCTTGAGGAAGTTGACCCTGTTGCACTAAGAACATCACTTGTTCTTTTGCTTTTAATGATACATGTTCTAAAACGTGTTTTTGTAACTTCATTGCCATGGGTGGATTACCCAATACCATTTGATTAGTTCCAAAAATTAAGTGATTTTGAATGTGAGCGTCATGATCTTGTCCTTCATACGCTCTTAACAAATTACTATCTAATAAATCAGCGTGTTCCATAGCAGGATCTTTTGGCTCTGTTGGAGAATCTTTTCTTAAAATTTGATCAATGTCTTTAACACCTAGAGCTTCATACATTCTTCTGTAAGCCTCTTTTACATTATGAATATCAGGAGCACTTTGAGCCAACTGTAACTCTGTTTGAGCTAAAGTTACTCTTTGAGTTGTAGAAAATATATTAGGATCTGAAACAGGTAAGACATCTACACGGTCACTAAAGTCTTCTGCCTTTACAGTTCTATCAGCACCCTCTACTGAGTATGGATAAGTCTCAGGTAAATAATCACGAAAAACATCAAACAATAATTTAAATTCTTTTTTTTGAGAATAATGACATCGTTTGTGTATTCCTGACATGACTTTGGAGCCCCTCTCTAATAATGCCATTGTTGTTCCGACAGGTGCATTTTGATTTGCATCACCGACCTGTAAATCAGTTATAGCCGCAAATCTTTGTCCTGATTGAACAACAAATCCTAGTAGACTGTAAAGTGTTTGAGAGGGTTCTTTGTAAGGTAAAGGTAAAAGAGCATTTCTTAGATCACCATTAGGTGCATCTATGTCTCTAAATTCTCCTGGTTGTAGAGGCTCAGCATCATCTCTAATTCTAATGCCTCTTGATTTAAATCCTGCGGGTAAATTAGCTAAAGTACCTGCGTCTATTAATTGTCGTAAAAGTTGTGTCGCTGTTCTTGATAAAGAACCGATTAAATGTATTAAACCAAGTCCATAAAAACCTAAACCCGGTAAAAATTTATAATGAACAAAATATTTTTTCTTTAATTTTTTTTCATCACCTTTGTCATAGTTTCTTCTGATACCCACCACTTTACCTGAGCTGTCTTCAATGGTTACAATGTAAGGAATTTTTATTCCTGTGGGCTCACCATCTACTCCTTTATCCTCAAAACCCACTAAATCTAAGGACACATGAAACTCATAAAGCCTAACCGACTTATCCATGTAAGAAGCCTTTAAGCCCTCTATCTCATCATATTTTTTTTGAACTTCTGTTGGTTCAGTTTCAGATGGCATTATGTCTATGTCTTTATAAAAACCTGAAACTTGTTTTTTTCTAAAATCATTATAACTCATGTTAATTATCTGAGTTATTCTTTCACAAGAGTCTAAGTCACTTGCCATGTAATTGACAACTAAATCCTCTGCTGGAACAAATTTTGATACAGCTCTGTCCATCAACTCATCATAATAAACTTTTTTAAATGTAGAACCTGCTAAAGGTAAATAAAATAACATTTGATCAAACTCAGGAGTGTAATCCTCCATTGTGTTTGTTATTTGATAATTCATAAACTCCTCAACTCTTTGAGCTTGAGAATATTTTTCAGGTGTCTCCTGTCCCATAACAACTGTTCTTACAGGACCACTGGAAGGTAACAATTCTTTATAAGCTGTGGCTTGAAACTGTGTTGCACTCTCAGCTAACAAAGGATGAGTAACACCACTAGCTCCTTGAAATGGTCTAGTTCTTTCATCATACTTTGTACCTAATAAATCTAAGCCCTTCATGTAAGAGTCTTCCCAATCTTTTCGTGAGGACTTATCGTTTTCTAATTCTGCAAGTAATTCATCAGCAAGTCTATTACATTCTTGCTCATCCATAACTTCAGCTAAGTTTGAATAAAACTCAACTTCATCAGGTAATGTTTTCATCGGATCAAAATCTAATATTGCACCACCCTGTTCATCAATCTCTATATCTACTCCCTCAGGTGTAGGAATAGGCTGACCATCAATCTCAACTTCAGTTTCTGATTTTAAAATTTCTAATTCAGGCTTACCACCTAAGTCTAAAGATTTGTCTATGTTATCTACCATATTTATAATGTTTGCACTTCAGGCACTGGGGTTACATAACCACCTTTGAATTTTTTAACTGGCGGCGTAATTTTAATATTTGAAGTCTCGCCCTGTCGAAGTTCTGCATCGGACTCGGCTTTGAGTTTTTGATCGAGGACTTCTTGAGCCGCTGTTGCATAGTCTTTTGGTACACTTTTTACTCCTAACTTAGTATACAATCCTTGCTCAAAGTACCACCTAATAGCCTGAGTGTCACGAACTGTTTTACCTATTAGCGTTGATAAGTCAGTCATAAACTGATCAAATTTTGTTTTCATTTTTACAGTTGGAGTGCCTGTGTTTTCTAAAATTTTTCCATCTTTATCAGTCATGATTTTTCCGTCAGTATCTCTCATGTACATATTTCCACCCATCAATCTATTCATACCTCTAATGTTCCACATATCAGTCACATTGTTATCATCGGTCCCATAGAGATTAGCCATGAACTCACCGATCTTAGGACCAAAAGCTCTGTGTCCTGAGTATATCTCATTCATTTTTACACCTGAGCTACCACCTAAATTACCATATTCTTTTCTAAACTCATTTATCTCTCTGCCTGTCATTGGCGTATGTAAAAATTCTAGAAAAGAATCTAGTCCATTTGCCTGAATGTAACTATTCGCTAAGTTTAATTGTTTAGCTAAATTAGTTCCACGCACAGTCCATCCTTTTCCTGTGACAGGATTTGTCAGAGGTATCTTTCCTGTATCTGCAAATATATCTGCTATTTGTAACGCCACTTTAAAATCAGATCCGACACTGACACCTGAGGATGAGATAGCAGTTGTAAAAACAACTAAGTCTTTGAGATTAGGGTCCTCTGCAAATTTAGGATTAATTTTTGCAGCAATCTCCATCGCTTTTTTGACACCATCATCATACCAACCCTCACCTGTCACCTCTTGGCCTAACTGGTAATTAATCTCTTCCTGTCCCTCTTTCAACATGGTTTTATAATCATTATCATTAAAGATATCTCTCTTTGCTCCTTTATCTAAAAATTCTAATATGTCAGGAATTTTAGTTTTATCTTTTGTAACTAATTTTTTAACGTTAGCTATAAAGTTTGTCCCTGATAATATTTGAAGAGGAGTTGATTTTTCTATGTCCTCTTTCTTGGGAGTAAAGGGAGTCAAGTCCGATGGCTTGATCGGATCAGGGTCCTCGGGCTTTTTATCTTTGTCTTTTTTTTTCTTTACTACTTTTTTAGTCTTGTCTTTTTCTTCTTTAAATTTTGATAATGCGAAAGTGCCGCCAGGCGACGCCGCTAAATTTGTGACTATGTCTAATAAATTCTCTCTTGATATGTCACCAATAGATAATTGTTGTAAGAGGGCATCAGCTTGTTGCTGTCCTACGAGGCCCACGAGCAACGGTCCGAGGACCGAGAAGCTCCCTCTAAGAATTAATTGTTGAAGCATCTTAGTTACCTGTCATCACTTCTTTATCGTCATCGATAATTAATTTTGTGTCGTGAGTGATGCCATGCTTATCGTAGTTCTCTAAAACTTTAATGAGCTCATCTTTACTCATGTTTTCTAAAGGAGTGTCAGCCTGAACTTTGTTATCGTAAAACCCTGCAACCTTACCTCTGTTTACTTCAGCAGCCACGGCCGCCGAGTAGTGTTTGTGTTCTCTTGCTTCCTCTCTGATTTGTTTTAGGGAGGCCAAATGAGAAGCAGTAGATACTCCATACATTTGATGCAGATCTTGTTTCATCTCATTAACAGCCTCCACTACGAAAGGATTTAAGTGAGGGTTCATTAAATCAGTTGCAGTTTGACGTGCACGATTTTTTGAATATCCCGCTTTCCGTGCTGCTTCGGCCGCGGAACACTCTCCGAGTAAAACTTTATGAACATACTCATAAACGAATATCATTTGCTTAGGCGTTAGCTTTTGTTTCAGTCTCCTATCCTCAGGATTAATTTTTTTAATAGTATTCATAGCTTTGATGTTCTCTTGGGTCCATGTCGTCTTCATCGTCAAACAAAGAAACCAAATTACCTTGTCGATATCTTAACAGTGCTAGGGTGGTTGCGTCAACAAGATCATCATGCTCTCCATAAGGGAATGAGGCACACTCTTCTTGGACATCAAGGGCCCAATCATCCTCGGTTCGCCAGACGTGGCCCGCTTCAAATATGGGAGCAACAGAGTTTAATCTTACATGTTTGTCCTGACCACGGTTAGGTGAGTATGCTGTGGCGTACACTCCAAAACGCCTAAGCTCCTGTATCAAGGGTGTCCCTGATGCTTTTGCTTCTATAATAACACTGTCAGGGTCGTACATCTTTAACTCTTCTTTTGCAACTTGTTTAAGCTCAGGAAAGTCCCACCTTCCTTTTCTACAGTTTAACAAGATCAAATGTGTCTCTCTTCCTTCATCAGGATTAAAGACTCCCCAAGTTGTAATTGCTGAGTAGTCAGCAGACTCTTTTTTTGAAAATGCAGTGTCATAACTTTGAATTACAAACTTACAGTTTGGTGGTTCTTTCTTTTCCCACACTCTCCACCACTCACGTTTAATGATACTAGATCCATCATAGGTAGGATTTTGTTGCCACTGTGCATTCCACTTACTTGGAACCAAAGAAGCTTTAACTTTATCAAGCTCCTCCAACTTCCAATACTGTGGCCATATTGGTTTTCTAGTTTCATCGTCATCATCCTCTAAAATTGCCGGGAATTCTATGATGTCCCACTTATCTGCTTTGAGATCTCCCATCTTTTTTACAAGATTACCTGTAAGATCCTTGTCAGACCATCGAGTCATAACAATAACTATGCTTCCACCAGGTTGCATACGCTGTCTAGGTCCTGAAGTGTACCACTCGTAAGCGTTATCCATGGCTGTTTCAGACAAAGCATCTTGTTCTGAGTGAGGATCATCAATAATTAACAGATCAGCACCTCTTCCTGTTATTGCACCACCAACACCTGCGGCATAATACTCTCCACCAAGGTTAGTTTCCCACCTTCCTGCCGCCTGATTGTCAGTTCTTAACGTTACATCAGGAAAAACTCCCTTATATTCCTTTGTGTTCATTAAATTTCTAATTTTTCTACCAAATCTTATGGCCAACTCACCTGTGTGAGTCGCTTGAATGATTTTTAGTCTAGGATTTTGCCCTATCATCCATGCCGGGAATAAAAATGAGGCAAACTCACTTTTTGTGTGACGTGGGGGCATGTTAACTATCAGTCTTTGGTTCTTACCTGTCAAAAATTTTTGAAATTTTTCTGCAATCTTAACGTGATGTGGTCCCTCAACAAAATCAGGCCACATGGATTTTACAAATCTTAGAAAATTACCACGAGCTTGTTCTTGTTCTATCTTTTTTCGAAGCAATACCATCGCCTTTAATTGGTTCGAGTCTAACTTTGAGTAGTCTATACGCATATTTTACTCCCATAGTGTGTAAATGTTGCCAGGACAAGGCCAAGCGTGTGCGGAGCGGGGCCAAAAAATTGTGGTCCGATAATGCTTGATTTTATTGGGCTTTTCATTTGCTCTAAGTACCTAGGATATTTGTTGCATAATGTTTATTATCGGAACGCAAAACGCTATATTTTTCAACACTTCTAGCACTTTTTTTATTATACGATCTAGATCTAGTGGTCATGGTTCAAAATTTCGCTGATCGAGGACCATGGTTGGCCCACGTGGACCGTGCAAAGTGGTTCATTTTCAACATTTTCTTGCGTAAAGTTGATATTGGTAGATCTATACAGAAAAAACGCTCTCTCTTTAAGGGACCGTTGCAAGATAAATAATCCGTTCGTAATATGTTTGTATTTATGATGAAACGCTCTTTGATGTGGCCTAAGACTTTGTAACAATCTAGAACGATCACAGACCTTACACTCCATAAACAAAGCCTGTTTGTTTTTGTTAAATAAAATTAAATCAGGGAAGCCATTTATTGTAGTAGTTTCAATCCTTATTGGCTTAAACTCAAAAAGCTTTTCTTTTACTAATTTATATAAATTCTTTTCAGCACTCATAAAAAATATACCGTTACACCTTACAGATATTTTTACAATTTGGTACTAGAGATTTTTCCATAACTTCTTTTAAAATAATCAATTTGGAAAAAGGGTTCAATTACCTAGAGCATCACACTAGTCACACTACTCAAAACTAGAAGTGTGATGGGTAAAATGTTGATAACAAAAGATAGTAAGTCAATCATCACACTATCACACTTGTTTTAAAATTTTTTTTATTTTTATTTTTATTTTTTCAAAAAAACCTAAGTACTGTGTCAGGTGTGTTGGATCTGTTCGTATTTTGTTTGTTCGTACTTTGTTCACGATCCACGGTCCATGTCGCAATTTGCAATAAAATATCGTAAATATCAAAAATAAAAATACCCTTTAAATCCATTTTAAGAGCCATAGAGCATATAATAAATTATCATATAAAATCATACACGGACATCTCTAAAACGCTCTTAAAACGCAAAAAAAAGAGAAAAAGTTATCCACAGGTAATTTTAATTTTTTTAAAAAAAATGCATTTTTTTTTCATTATTTATTATTTTTTATTAGGTAATATCCGAATATATGATATAACTTTAGACAATGACAAACCATACTTTAGAAACCACACTAGAAGACAATAGGCCAGTTACCACTTTGGGGAATGCTTACGATATTTTAGTCATTGGGTCTAAGGTGCTAAAACTCCAAAACAGCAATAGCTAAAGTAGGGGGGTTGCTCGAAGAGGCATTACATATTAGCCCACGAGTGCGTTGATAACTCGAACCAATCAAGGTGGGGGTCCAAACTTCATCTTGAGACGCTTAGAGGTAGTCTTCAGGACACAGAGTCCAATCGGTTACACCGATAAGGAAACAGTACAGTAAATCAGAATTATGTATTTTTGATAGGGCTACTTGGTTAGCCTTATCATGAATGCATAAGCATTCAGTAAAGGAGCAAACAAATGAAAAAAGTAAAAAGCGAAATAAAAATAGTTGATGTATATCACGAGACAAACGGTGATGAGTCTATAGCAATAGAATACTACTACAGAGGTAAGACATACACTTTACTTCATGATGTAGAAGCAATCAAAAGAGGTTGCAAAGACTCATATGCTCAAAAATATGAGGGCAACAAATCTTGGTTATCAACCATAAGAAAATATATCTAATAAATACTTTTGATTACCTGATAATGGGTAATCATGAATATTTATTAATTAATATTCAGAAAAGGAGCAAACTATGAAAACTAAAAAACAACATTACGGTTGTTATAGAATAACTCACAATAATCAGACTTTTGAAGCGAGAAACGTCAAAACTGATTTTGGTTGGGAATGGATTTTAGAATTGATTGAGCTTCATGATCCTCATCAATATTTAAAACCAGTAAATATTAAAGTAGAGCCATACGAAAGAGCAGAATGGATTACTACTGAACCAACCCTTAGAGATTGCAAACAAGTAATCTTAGAAAAATTTTAAAGGAGCAAACAATGAAAATCACATTTACAGAAAAAGAAGAGCTAGTCTTACAAGTATGTTTAGATCAGGCTTGGGAACCAAACATGATATGTTTTGGTGACATCGTTGACGATGAAAGACTAAAACACTTTCAAGTAGATACTTTAAAAGGTGTCTACGGATCTTTAGTAAATAAAAACATCATGGTACACGATCCAAATATAGACCATGACGATCTTTATTACTTTTTATTGCCTGTAAGAACTGATGACGAACCTGAGCAATGTTTTGATGGTTATGTAGATACCGTTGAAAAAGTAAAGCAATGGTTTGAAGAAGACAAACATAAGTTACTTAGTTGGTCATAAGTATTTTAGATAACTCGCTTTGAGTTATCTTGAATACTTACAGTATTCAGGGGCCTGACGGATTGATACGAATAGGAAACAAAGCGAAAAGGCCCAAACTAGAAAAGGAGCAAACAATGAGTAAACAAACACACATACCTTTTAAGGATGGAGTAAAACTACCTAGACCAAAATTAGATGATTGCTTTTTACAAAGCATTGTTGACGGAGGACTCGCAATGGATTTTAGGTTCTTAAAATTTTTTACAAAAGAAACACAATCCATTCTTAAAAAACACATAACTAGTGTTGCAAAGTTTGAGTTAGAGTTAAGACACAGGGAAAGATTTTCTGACATAGTAAACAAGGAGACATCACAATGAGTAAACTATCTAGAAGAATAGTTAACCTTAAGTTAACTTACGCAGAACTATCTGACCTATACTCAGGTCTACTTTATTCTAAAAATTCTTTTGTATCTGATAGGAGAAGAAAAGAAAAAACTTTAGATAAAGTTGGAAAGATACTAAGCGAAAAACAAAGCGAATATTTCAAAGAGGAGGGAATATTATGAAAATAGGAACTAGAGTAAAAGTAAAGGACCAAGACATTTGGGGAACAGTAATAAGACACGATGTCGGTAATAAGTATGTAATACTAGACGATGACGACAGTTGGACTGATGGAGAGTCAGAACCTACACTTACTTTTCATAAAGATGACTTACAAATAATAAAGGAGAGCAAACAATGAAAGAGTCAATTACTTTAAAAACACATCACGCTATAGGTGATGAGCCTATTTATCTATGCGATTGGAACGATGGTGAAATCGTTCAGATCCATAGTAAAGAAACTTTAGAAAAGGAATATGCAGAAACAAATCTATTTGATGATGATGGAAAATATTTTTCCTGTAATTTGCATATCATTCCTAATGGTTCAAAGTTTCATAATTTTACAATTCAGGATTACTTAGAAGCATCTGAGGATCTTGATTATTATAATGTTCAGTTTCGTGCTGATAACATGACTATTACTAGAATAGCATAACTTTAAACAATAGCCCTTTGATTAGGGTTATTGCTTAGGGTTATACCTAAGAGAAAGCAAAGGAGCAAACAATGAAATACAATACTAGTGCAATGGGGTACGACATTCAGGTATTAGAATTATTTGATGACGAGTCGTCTTCCATACCAACAAGATACAGAATAACAGCAGAGGATGATTTGCATTGGTTTATTCAGTATTACGACATTAAAAAAGAGGACTACAGTCATTCAAACATGAGTGATTACATTCAAACATTTAAGCAATGGGTCACTAAAGAAGAGAGGAAACTATAATGAGTAATGAATTTGAAGTGCATAATTTTTATAATCATACGATAGAAGAATTAAAGCAATTAGAAGAAGAATTTAATTATCTTTTAAATTCTGCAATCGATTATAAAAGAGCTGTTGAAGGAATAAAGACAGCTAAATCTTTGAAAGATTGGGAAGAAAAATTTTTACCAATCGAGGATGACTATGCCCATGAACAAGCAATAGAACATTTTAAGAAAGAGAGGTAAATAATAATGTATAAAAAACCTAAATTTGAAATCGTTCTTGATCGTTTAATAATTTTATACTTTGCGATTAAGATACCAACAATCATAACACTATTGTTATTAGAGAACTTTTAGAAAGGAGACTTTGATGGCAAATCATATGAATAAGCTAACTGATATTTATAATCGTTGGCTAAGTAAAGACGAAAATAAAAATGTGAGTAAAGGGTCAGCAGATGATGTTTTATATGATGATCTGTTTAAAAATTCTTTAACAAAAGAACAAAAAGAGTATCTCACTCGTTTTTGTGACATTTGGGAAGAGGCACAAGAACACGATGTGTGTTTATCACATTTAATAGAAGAAAGAAAAGAAGAACAAGAAAGAGCAAAGCAAGACGCTTTGCATGACATTAGAAAGGATGAGGACTATGCAAATTAGACTCGTAAATAAAAAAGAGAAGTTGTTGCCTAATAAAGTTGGCAAACACTTCGGAAGCGTTAACAATTGGATCGCTTCCAAAACATGGTATCCATACGATGCCTTAACTATTGGTAATGGTGCTACTGCCTATTTTTGGTCAGATCGCCATGCCTGTACGGTTGTTGAAATCATCAACCGTAATAAAAAACGCTATGTGGTGGTTCAACAGGACCACGCAAAGCGTACCGATAAGAATGGCTTTTCAGAAAGTCAGACTTATAAATTTACTCCTAACCCTGAGGGTAGGAAGTTTATTTCCGAGGTCATCGATATCGAGACCGAGGACGGTCAGCTAGGCTTCATCTTGGAGCCTAGAGTATTCAATCCTAAGACTAATCGTTTTAGGAAAGAAGGGACTCGTATTGGCCTCGGTCAACGGTCCGAGTATTGGTGTCCAAGTTTCTAATACTCAATATACATTTTCAAAGACTCTGATTTGGGGTCTTTGACAATGTGTAAGCATTGTAGTGGATTGGTTTCAGGGGTGGCCCCTAGTTTATCTCAACCACTTTAAAAAAAGCAAACTTAACTCGCAAGACAGCTTGGGTAGTGCTGAGAGGTTAAATGCCTTCAAAACTACCCATTAACAATTTAAATAAAAAAGGAGACCAAAATGACTTTAGTAAAAAGACCAAAAACGAAAGACATCAATAAAGTGATACCGAAAGATTATCATGTGTCAGGTGTTGTAATTGAAAAAGGATTACGATCTGATGATAGTGAATATTTCTATGTGAGCATAAACATAACTCATAATGAATATTTAACTAATCGAGAACTTTTTGAGCCTAAAGATGTAAACGAAAAAGATTACTACACAAAAAAAGCTAGAAAAGATATGCAAGTAGATACAGGAGCTTTCGGTTTTGCGTTAGAACCAAGTCAATTAAAAATAAAGGAGGACTAAATGACAGACGATACACCAAAAGATATTTGTTGTGTTTGTGACAAAGTCGATGATCTTAATACCATGGAGTATGTAGATCAGGACAGCACATACGATGACAGATTGATCTGTAATGACTGTAAAATCAGTCAAAAATAAAATAATTGTGATTTTTTTTGGAATTTCTTTCCAAAATCTTACACATTTATACACATAACTATGTAGGGAATTTTAAATTCTTTGCACTATATAACTATGTGAGAAAATTATTTGGAAAATTATTTTGCAAAAACCGTATAATAAATCACATAGTACTACGAACACTATATCGAAAGGAAAAAATTATGATTAGTGAAAAAGAAATACTTGTTGAATTTGACAAGTGGTTAAAGACTGATAGTGCTAAGCGTATCCAAGATATGCAGACTAAGGTCAAAATAATGAAAAGGCACGACCCCACCAATACTTCAATCAGGACAATGTCCTTGGTTAATGCTATTGGCAGAATACTTCTAATGGACTATGTCTTCGTTGATACAACAAAAAACGGAGATTATATTAAGGTTGAGGACTCAATAAGTAAGGTTAAGAGCTTTATAAGAGTGCTTAATTAAAAAAAACCTGATCGGTCCTGTTGAAAAAAAATCAATAGGACCGATAAAATAATTAGTTGAAAAAAATATAAAATTCGACATATAAAATATAGAGACTAAAAAAAATATAAAAAAAAATTTGAATTTTTTGATGATGTCTCGATATTATAAATAAGAAATAAAGAAAGACCTGACACTAAACAAATTGCAAGTTGTTTAGCGACCTTCTGACTGAACAATGTCTTTAAGTCAGAGGCATAAGGTGTAAGGCTCAAGGAGTATGGACAAATGTCTGAGGTCTTGAGAGATAGGCACGAGTAGATGATGAATGGTTCATCTGACCTACCGAAAGTTGTGGGTGAAAAAACTAGCCCCACGAAGGTCCTCAGGTCTTTCTTCGTTTCAATAAAGGAGGTTCTATAATGGTAATTATAGTACTTGACCCATGGTAGCCCTTAGGGGCTACTTTTTCATTAAAACAAAAAGGAGCAAACAATGACTAGAGAAGACGTACATGAAGTCGTATGGAATTATCTTTTTGATAAAGCATACGATGAAGACAAGCTATTCGAAGAAATTGAGTATTTACTCAAATCTTTTGATATGTGGTGTGGCTATAGTGGTGCAGAATTAAATGACTACTGGAATGAAGACAGAAAGAGATATGAGTTCGGAGACGAATTCATTCCTTTTGTTATTGATCACATTACATCTGATAACAGAACTTATGATATAGACGGTCTTAAAATAACACCAACACTTAAAAAACAATTACTTGTTTTTAAAAGTAAGTTGGAGGAAAAAGATCCACTATCTTTTCTCTGCACGAGAGAATTAAAGGCTTAAATATAATGTTAGAAATTATTATATATACTGTTATAGTGGTGGTAATTAGTTGGTTGGCGTTCTTGCCAATCACATGGGACAGAGATGATGAAAAGAAAGAGAGGAAAAACGATGGCGACTAATACACAGGCTAAGAGGAGATCTATCAAAGGAATAAAGATAGGTTATCGAACTAATAACCCACAAATAAAACTTGAGGTGATTAGAGAGGTTAATGGTTATTTAGCATTAGATTTTAGTCACACTAAGTATAATGGTAAGGCAACTATTACAGTTAAAATAGATGGCCTTGACAGAAAGTTTTATCGTCATGATTTGGATGATAGAAAAGAAAGGAGAGTCTAATGAAATGGACTATACATAGAGGTTATTTAGAGGACCCTAAAGGTCTTCCAGTAGCTGATACTTTAATCTTTGTTAAACACAAAGAGAGAAGTTACGAAGCGATAGCGATCTTTTCAGGAGAGCATCGTAACGTTTACAAAAAAGACAAAGACAGTCTTTTTGATTATTTATCTGAGCCACTTGAGTGGGAGATAGATAAGATAAAAATGTTCATGTATAATAACACTAGTTTTATGCATAGAGTACTTAACAAGAATAGTAGGACTTTAGAGATTAAGAATTATTTAGAGTCTGAAATAAGAAAGGATGAGGAAGCCAATGAGCGAGTACAGTTGGAAGGATGCCATGCATAATATAGTTCAGGCTATTAATGAAGGCATAAGAAATGAGACTGCTAGACTACAACCTGACGAAAAAATTAAAGTAGAGGTTATAGACAAAGAAGACCACGCAGTCGTTAATGTAACTAGAATAAAAAAGGAGAAAAAAGATGACTAGAGCTACTGAAGAGGACTACAACTTTAGCAAAACCATAAACTTGACTTATATCGAGGGACCATATGATATTCATGTTGTTCAGACCAATAAAGAAGAGGTCAATGTTTATGATCACGGTAAGTATTTATATTCTACTAAAATACCAAAAGTAGATGTAAAATACGTTGACAATGCTCGTGAGCTTAAAAAAGCTCGTGAGATAAAAATAATCCAAGATGCCAAGAAAAATATTACTTGGTATCATGAGGAGGATTAGATCATGAATTGTGAAACTGAATATCGATGGATTGCTGTTCACTCTAAAAGAAAAACAAAAATACTTTCTCTTTTGGAAAAGTATATGAAAGTGAGAAACGTATCTAAAATTGATTTAGTCAATGAGAAGTTTGATTATGAGATTAATAAACTTCGAGACGAACTCACTAACATTAACAAGTTACTAGATGTAATCTAGGCTCCTGATGGGGGGATTTTCCCCCCATTTAATCTATTTTAAAATTAATTAATATATTATATAAATAAATAACTTATTTTATGAAAGGAAATAATAATGGTTGTGAAACAACAAATTAAGAAAGAGGATCAAAAGTGGGTGTCACAGATAATATCAAAAGACACTCAACTGCTTTTAGAAAGAATATGTAGAGATACAATGAGAACAAAACCAACACAATTGCACATAATCGTAAAAGAATACTATGATAAATTAGAAAAAGTTTAGTATTATTTCAGAATATTTTATGCTAAATTCTAAGAATGTTGGAGATATTAAAAGATCATCCACACTTCTTTGAGAAGACTGTATATAGAGTCGAATACGTTGACGTACCTGACGAAGAGGAAAATATTGTTCAGAGAGTCTTAGTTGAATTTACCGATGGAACTGAAAAATTTTATGAGTTTGATGCTTGGAAAAAGATAGTAATGAAGGGAAAAGAGATATTGGAGAGAAGGAGAAATTAATCTCCCATGCTCGGTCCATGTGGAATTTTCTCCCACCACTCATCTGTTTTACTGTCCTCTTCCTTATACTCTTTATAAGCAGTCATTTGGGCTATCTTGTCCTGTAAAAACGCTATGATGAGTTTGTTCTCTTGTTCTTCTGTCATGTAAATCTCCTTAATTTTGTACGAAAGATAACTATATCAAAGTTGACGTATAAAAAGCCACACATTTATTTTTTATTTTGGTAAATAAATAATTTGACATTTGTGATACTGTTGTTCCATGCTCAAATGGTTATTAGTTGGTTGGATGTGTACTGGCGTTGGTCAAGATAAGATTTGCCTACGCATGGCATCAGAGGTCGTACATGAGACTTTTGATCAATGTAGCCAATATTATGAGGTTATTGCAGAGGAGTTAAGAGAGCCAAGTATTGCTTTAGATTTTAATTGTGTGCAATTGTATCTGATAGAGGATAATATTTAATCAAACCACTTAGATAACTTAGAATTTCTAGGCAATATTTTAAATTTATCACGGTCCACGATCAACAATACGACATCATATTTCTTCTGATCAGAGGTGGGTACTCGATATATCATCTCTCCAGTTCTCCTATAATATCCAACTGATTTAGTTCCACCACTCACCCTCCTTGATGCAGTTTTAATATCAATTCTAAATGTCTCGTTATCAGGAGATATAGCTATTACATCAATGAAACCATGACATGACACATTTTTAAAAACTAAAAAACCTAATTCTAATAATTTATTTACTGCTCTGTATTCTGACACGGTTCCTGAAATATGTTTTTTATTTAGAAAAACTTTATTCAAAATAATCAACTCTTTTAATCCAAGGCTTAGGAATGAGTTGAACTCTACCACAATCAGAATCTCCTTTACGACCCTTGTCAGCAGAAATTATTATGTAATCGTTTGTCTCTTTTACTAAATATCCGAGACTAAAAATTTTTGGTGGAGTTGTTTTTAAGGCATCCTCTAAGTCATGCCAACCACTACCTAACTCATAGGCATCTATCCACTCTATTTCTACTTTATTTCCTAAGGCGTTTTTCACGCCTAAATTTTACAATATTATGGTTTTTTTTAAACCAAGGTATTCTGACCGGGAACTAGCCTCTCAAAAGCTTTATGTTCGCCATTTTTACTAGTAAACCAAGTTCTTTCAGTGCTTCCGTTTACTGAGTATCCTACTGTTTTAAGTTTTTCTGTGCCATTTCTAACTGCCTGAGATACTGACTCTAAGTAAAAATCATCTCCAAACATTACGCCATCATCTTTTAATTTTGGCCACCAATTTTCCATGTCATCTAAAACTGCATCATACTCATGAGCACCATCGATCATTATGTAATCAAAATATTTATTTTCAAATTTATCTAATAATTCTTTACTATCAGACCTACCTTGACAAACTCTAACCATATCTCTTCCAATAAAAAATTTTAAATTTTCTTTAAATGTCGAAGAAAAATCCTCAGGAATTTTTAAATTTGCGTGTTCAGAAGACCCTTCAAAAGTATCTAAGGCGTATATTTTTACATTAAACTTTTCAGCGTTACAAAGTGATGTCGCTAAATAGTGCGTGGATCTACCCATGAAGGACCCTATTTCTAGTATTTTTCCGTTGTCAGAAATTTTATCAACTATCATGTCATATGACTCTGCATAATTGAACCATCCTGGAATTTTAAAATATGTGTGTTTCATTGTTTTAATTTCTCCGTAATTGTGTGAGCTAATTGCATTGCAGTTTCATGAATGATATTAGCCATGGACCATTTTTCATACTTGTCTAAGCTTTCTTGCATTTTAATTAGTTCATTAAAACACTCACAAGCCTCTTTTAATTTTCTATGGTCTATCTTTTCTCCGTTAGGACTTAAAATCATATTAACCACTCCTTAAATTGTTCGCCCATTATCTCAGTAGCGATGTTAATTTTAGAACGTAGACTTTTAATAATATTTTCATCTACAGTTCCCTCACAGATAAGATCAACATATGTCACTTTCTTTTCTGTACCAATTCTATGATTTCTAGCTTCAGCTTGTTCTCTTATTTCAAGATCGTAATCATTAGAATAAAATATCATAGTATTAGCTATATTTAAAGTGAGACCATAACCACCTGTTCTTGGATGACCCACTAAAAACTTCATGTGATGCTCAGGGTCTTTAAATCTCTCTAATATTTTAGGTCTATCAGTTGAAGGTGTTTCTCCATAAAAACCCTCTGCTGAACCCTGTCCATATTTTTTATTTAAGGCTTCGATAACTGTTTTAATATTGTGTCTGTAAGAACACCATATTATGACTTTACCATCAGTTTCTTCTATTGTGTCCAATAATTCTTTCACTCTATTTTCTGAGAAGTCAATTAACTTACCTTCATCTGTTGTCATGTAACCACAAGCTATTTGATGTAATCTTTTTAGCTGAGCTATCAAAGTTGCAGTTGTTAATTGTTCTCCGTCTATTTCAGCTAACGCTAATTTTTTCATCATAACATAAGCTTTTAGTTGGTTCTCGGTCATCGGAACACGTCTCTTTAAATAAATTTTATCAGGTAAGTCCAACGCTTCATCTTTAGTTACACGGTAAGAAAATTTTTGTATTTGTTTTGTCAACTCATCGAGTCTTTTATATCCTGTCACCTTGTTAAAACTTCTACCACCAAAGCTCATTTTAACTTGATCACAATATCTTGCTTTAAATGTATAGATAGAACTAAAACCTAATAGGTCCTCATTTAAAAAAGCACACTGAGAATATAAGTCCTCAGGAGATTTAGTTATGGGAGATCCTGTTAGTATGACTCTGTAACGAGCATAGGACCCTATCTTAATACATCTTTTAGTTCTTTTAGCTGAACCATTTTTTATAATTGTGGACTCATCAACACACATTAAAGTTTTATCTGTGTAACAAAATTTTTCTGCAACCATACTTCCGTTCTTAGTTATTATTCCGTCAATGTTCATTACTAAAATTTTTAATTTGTTATCACTTGAAAAAAGTTTTTCTTTTATTTCTTTTTGTTCTTTTTTTGTTTTAGCTCCCTCCCAAACATGAACATCATACTCAATGTGTTCTGCTAAATGTTTTGTTAACTCTTCTCGCCAATTATATTTTATTCCGTTAGGACAAATTACTAAAAGATTATTTACTTTTCCGTTATCAAATAAAATAGAAACTCCATCGATGAGAACTTTAGTTTTACCACAACCCATCTCCATAAACAGGGCATACTCAGGACTTTCTTTTTCAAAAGAATTCATCATACCCGCAAGGCCAACTAACTGATGTTCCATTGGCTTTGTTTTGAACTTGTATTTGTTGACCAACATATGTAGAGTTTTTATTCTGGTATCAAAGAATATAACAATGAGTGAGAAAAGCAAAGTTTATGTTATTCAAAACGTAATGAAAAAACACCCTGACGGAACAATTAGAGCGTTAGATTACAAACAAGCTGAAAGATTTGGTGAAATAATTTTTTTATTTGATGGTCAAAAACAAGTGGTCATGTCACCTCAACCAACTATAAGAAAACTCAAATCTCTTCTAAAAGGGTTTAAAGACAACGATTATTTACTTTTAGTTGGCGACCCCGCTTTGATAGGGTTGACTTGCTCAGTTGTATCAAGTATTACTAGTGGTAGATATAATATGTTAAAATATGATAGATTAGAAAAAGATTACTTTCCTATCAGAGTTGACATTTATAACTAAGAATAAAAAAGGAGAATAACATGGCTATAAACTTAAGACGAGAAGAAAAAGACTTTCAGGTAACTGAGGTAGATCCTATATCAAAGGGTGCTCAGGATTATTTGAAAGCTGAAAAAGAAGTAGAGGACTTAGAAGCTTTACTTAAAGTAAAAAAAGAAGCTGTACGCAGAGCAAACGAAAATTTAGTTGAGTTGTTTGAAGAGCGTGGAGTTACTTCAATAAAAATGAAAGACGGTTCTAACGTAGAAATAAAACCGTTTTATACAGGAACAATATCCAAAGAAAAACAAGACGAGGCTTTTGCTTGGTTGCGTGATCATGGATATGAAGACTTGATTAAAAATCAAGTGATAGTAAAGTTTGGGAGAGCTGAAGACCATAAGGCAGTTAAGCTGTTCAAGGACTTAGCGACCCAAGGGCTTGACACCGATAGAGCTATCAAAGTCGAGCCATCTACTCTTAGGGGTTTCATTCGTGAAATGGTTGAGAGTGGTAAAGAGTTACCTATGGACACTTTTGGAGTATTCGTAGGTCATAAAGTCAATATCAAGAAAGGTAAATAAATGACAGAGACAGCAAAAAAGCAAGTAGCGAAAAACGAAAAGAAAGAAGTTGCACAAGTACAATTAAATGCAATTTTAAAGTCAGAGCCTCTATCAGTTAGAGAAGCTGAAGACTATGCAATACCTTATTTAAATATGCTAAGTAAGGGTTCACCTCAAGTTGATGAGGAGAATTCCGAAAAGTTTATTAAAGGTGCTAAAAAGGGACAAATATTTAATACAGTTACAGAGAGATGTAGTGATGTATTAACAGTACTGCCTGTATATTTTAGAAGGAGATATGTAGAGTGGTACAATGACAGGACAAAAAATAAAGCTCCTATCAGTGAATACCTACCTGAAGAATTTCAGGCTTTTCAAAAAGATGGAAAGATAGTGCGAGGAGAAGATAAAAAAGATCGCTTCGTTGGTAAACCTGATACTTATGTTGAGAACACAGCAGAGCATTATGTTATAGTTATTGATGGTCAAAGTTGGTACAAGGCCCTAATTAAAATGAAGGGATCTCAACTTAAAAAGTCTAAGCAATGGAACTCGGTAATGTCTAACCAAAGACGAGTTGACGGTAATGACATCTATCAACCAAAAGACTTTGCAATGTCATACAATTTGTCAGGTAAACCTGAAAAAAATGATCAGGGTAGTTGGCATGGTTGGTTAATAAGTCAAAACAAATGGGTAGACGAATTAGGATTAGCTAAGCTTGAGGACATCTTAGCTGATGCTATGCAGTTTGAAAAAGATATTCATAGTGGGGAGCTTAAAGTCGCTCCTCAGGAAGATGAAACAAGTTCCCCGCAAGGGGAGTCCTCGCAGAGTGGTGATATACCATTCTAAATAGCCGCGTAATGAGAATGTAAGTCTTTCTATAGTTTTTATTCTTACTTTCTCACAGGGTCAGGGCATGACTTTTCCGGCCTCCTTTCGGTTCGTGCCCTGCCCTAGCTATTAGAGGTAATATGGAGCTAGAGTTAGTACAAAAATTTAAAGACATCTTTACAGGTCTTGAGAGGGCCCACGGTGTCTTCGAAAAAAAGAACGAACCACAAGAGGGCGTGAAGGTCGAGGCTCACATGAAAACGGTTCACGAGCCACCATCAATTGAAAAATTTAAAAAACACCTATTAGGAGAATATCCTGCAATGGGAGTAGTCCCCATAAATGATGATGACAAATGTAAGTTTGGAGCGATAGACATAGATGTCTATCCATTAGACTACAAAATATTATTAAAAAAGATAAAACAAAAAAAGTTTCCCTTAATTATGTGTTTATCAAAAAGTGGTGGTGCACATTTATATTTATTTACCAAGGAGTATGTTTCAGCAAAGGACATGCAAACTAAACTTAGTGAGATGGCCACAGCCATTGGATACCCCAAAGCTGAGGTGTTCCCAAAACAGATAGAACTTTATCAAAGAGAGGGAGAGGAAAAAAGAGATACAGGGAGTTGGATTAACTTGCCTTATCATGGCAGAAGTCGTTATGGAATAAATGAATTAGGTAACGCATTAAGTTTAGAAGAGTTTCTTTCTCACTACGATACTCTCGTTGTTGGTGCTCTCAAGTCAATTAAAACTGACTTCAAGAACGAGGTTATTAAAGACGGACCTCCATGCCTACAAATACTTACTGAACAGGGTGTTTCCGATGGCTCCCGGAATAATGCTCTGTTCAACGTAGGCGTATACTATCGTAAAGCAGATCCTGATAGTTTTAAAGAATTAATAGAGGATTATAATAGGAGCTATATAACTCCACCTTTAAAATCTGATGAAGTATTAATAGTAATAAAACAAGTAAGTCAGAGTGATGGTAATGGTGCTCCTAAATATATGTATCGTTGCACTCAACCACCAATAGAATCTTTATGTAATAAAAGGCTTTGTAAGAAAAGAAAGTTTGGTATTGGTAGTGAGGGAGATCGAGACCATCCTGTTTATTCAGATTTAAAAGTTTATAAGTCAGATCCACCTAGGTATTTTTTAAATGTCGATGATAGAAGAATAGAGATAGCTAACACTGAGGATTTAATGACTCACAAAAAAATTATTCAGGCTTGTTTAGAACAATTAAATACAGGAATTATGAATATGAGTTCTGCTGAGTGGAACCAAACTTATAGTAGTTTATTTGAAAGCATATCGATTGATTATCCACCTGAGGAGGTTACAAAAAAAGGAGAGTTCAAAGAGTTATTAGAAGAGTTTTGTTTGCATCAAGGAGAGGCTTTGACAATAGCTGATATATTTTTAGGTAAATCATATACAGAGGATGGCTTTACATATTTTGCTTTAAAAGACTTGATGGATCATTTGAAGAGAAATGATTTTAAAGAGACTCGACCTTGGGTCACAATGAGACTTAAAGAAGAGTATGATGCAGATGATTTAATTAGAACTATTAAAAATACTAGAGTTAGACTTTGGAAAATAAAACAACTGACAATTGATGAGGTTGAATTAGAGGTTCCTGAGATGAAACAACAGAAAGATTTAGAGGAGGATATACCGTTTTGAAAAAATTAACATCACAAGTTCAAGTAGACAATATTACTAGTGAAATTAGTAGAATGTTTGATTATGAATTCAATGGTCAAACAGAGTTTGTTCTACCTGACTTTCAAAAACCCACACAAGAATTTAACATAGGGCTTATAGTGGGAGCTTCAGGAAGTGGTAAATCAAGTTTATTGAAAGAGTTTGGTCAGGAAGAAAATATTGTTTGGGACAAAAATAAAGCAGTTTGTTCACATTTCGATAGTCCTGAGGAAGCTCAGGAGAGATTATCTTGTGTTGGTTTCAACACCATACCCTCTTGGATGAGGCCATATCATGTTCTAAGCACAGGAGAAAAGTTTAGGTCTGACTTGGCTAGACGTGTGAAGGATAACGCAGTCATAGATGAGTTTACTAGTGTTGTTGATCGTAACGTGGCTAAGTCTTGTTCTAACGCTTTACAAAAATTTATAAGAAATAAAAAAATTAAAAATGTGGTCTTTGCATCTTGTCATTACGATATAATCGATTGGTTACAACCTGATTGGGTTTACGATACAAACTCAAGCAAAGTTGTGACAAGGGGGTTACTTAGGCGACCCAAGGTCGTTTTGGAAGTCGTTCCTTGTTCCCCCAAAATATGGCCATACTTCGCTGACCATCACTATCTCACAGCAGACATCAGTAACGCATCACGATGTTGGCTCGGAACATGGGAAGGAACAACAGTTGGATTTGCTTCAGTTATTTTCTTCCCCTCAGGAACAATCAAAGAAAAAGCGTGGAGAGAGCACAGAACAGTGATACTACCTGATTTTCAAGGTTTAGGTTTAGGAGTCAGATTATCAGAGGCAGTTGCACAACAGTTCACTAACATCGGTCATCGTTTCTTTTCTAAAACAGCTCACCCTAGGTTTGGTGAGTATCGAGAGGCTCATCCTGAAAAGTGGAGACCCACCACACATAATAAACAACATAGAAAAGAGGACTATGAAAAAGAGTTAGATAGAATTGCTTCAGGTAAAAAAAAGTCTCCTAACTTCGGTGGTTATTCTAAAGAGTTGAGAGAGAAACACAAAGAAAGAGTCTGTTACGCACATGAATTCATCGGATAAAAAAATACCTACAGTTGTTATCGGTCCACCGGGCACTGGTAAAACAACTTTCATACTAAATAAAATAGAAGAGTATTTGGATAAAGATGTGGGTATAGATGAAATAGCTTTTTTTTCATTCTCTAATAAAGCAGTGGATGAAGCAAAAGAGAGAGCGTCACAAAAATTTAAGGTCCCTATGAATCAACTAGAACATTTTAGTACAATGCACTCGTTTGCATTAAGACAAATGGGATTAACACGAGAACACATAATGAGTAATAATGATTGGAGGAATGTATCAAATGAACTTAGGATTAATATTAACGTTAATAATGACGATGACATATTTTTCAACAACTATGATGACAAATATATCGACCTTATAGAAAAAGCAAAAAGAAGAGACATATCTTTGAGAGATTGTTGGGCCATGTTTGCCAAGGATATTATATGGCATAAGCTAGAATACATAGATAAAGGCTTAAAAGACTATAAAAAATTCGGTTTTGAGCAGTTTACAGGGGGTTCAAAAGGTTTTCTCGTAAAATCACAAGGGCCTAAAATAGACTTTACTGACCTAATTACGGACTATGTTCAGGGAGATTATAATAAATCATTTAAGGTTGTATTCTTTGATGAGTCTCAGGACATGTCTACCATACAATGGAAAATGGCAGAAAAGATTTGGAATAACTCTGAAGAGTCTTATTTAGCAATGGACCCTAATCAAGCTATTTATACTTGGGCAGACGCTGATGTAGGAAAAGCGATACGGTTAAAAGAAGAGGCAAAAGAACTAATTGTTTTAGATAAATCAAAAAGAGTTCCTAAAAAAGTTTGGGAGATTGTAAATCGTGTTGAAGAACAGATCATAGGATATGATGACATACAATGGTCACCTGCTAATAGAGATGGAGCAGTAGAATTTATTAGAGGTATTTATCATTTAAACATGGATCAGGGCACTTGGTTGATCATGGGTAGAACTAGAACTATTCGTGATGACATGGAAGAGGTCATGAGGAAGAAGAATATTTTTTTCAGAGTCAAGCTAAAAGATAATAAATATAGATATTCAGTTAAAACCCAAGAAAGAAATGCTATACTTACTTGGAAAGATTTGATGAGAGATGAAAGAAACGAAGTGCCAATTAGATTAGTAGAAAATTTATATAAGTGTCTTGGTAAAGAATTTGTTGCTAGAGGTAATAAGAAAAAGATATCTGAGCAAAGAAAAGCTTTACCTGATAAAAAATTATCTTTTTTAGAACTCAAAGATAATTTTGGATTACAAGCTGAGTTCGGAACTCCTTGGACAAAGGTTATGACAACAATTAACACTGAGACCGTTGCATACTTAGAAAATTTAGAGTCAAGAGGAGAGAACTTAGCTTTAGAGCCACGAGTAACTTTATCTACAATTCATCAACAAAAAGGTGGAGAAGCAGAGAATGTTATCGTGTCTTTAGACATAGGAAAAATGGCGTATGAGGAATATAGGATAAATCCTATTAGTGAACACAGACTTTTCTATGTGGCGTTTTCAAGAGCTAAAGATAACCTTTACATAATAACACCACAATCAAGAGAGGCTTACAGAATATGAGTAAACAAATAGGTATGTTTAAACCTAAATCCGAGTGGGTTCCACCCATGGATTTTCCTAACATAAAAGATGCAGATAAAATAGCCATAGATTTAGAAACAAAAGATCCAAACATAATGGAAAAAGGTCCAGGTTGGGCCACTGATGATGGAGAGATAATTGGCATAGCCATAGCTGTGGATGGTTGGAAGGGTTATTATCCTATCAGACATGAGACAGGATTTAATCACGACTCACGAGTCGTGTTTGATTGGCTAAATGAAATGCTTTCAGGAGAGGGGGAGAAGATCGCTCATAATGCTGCATATGATTTTGGTTGGTTAGAGGCTGAGGGTGTTAAATGGAATGGTCGTATTATTGATACCATGATCGTAGCCCCTTTAATTAATGAAAATAAATATAGCTATTCTCTTAACGCAGTTTCCAAAGAATATTTAGCTGAGAGTAAGAGTGAATTTTTATTAAATGAAACTGCTGCTCAATGGGGTGTAGATGCTAAGAGCGAGATGTTTAAAATACCTTCACAGTATGTAGGAGAGTATGCAGAGCAAGACGCTGTATTGTCTCTTAAACTGTGGGACAGGCTGAAGCCTGAGATTACTCAACAAGATTTACAAACTATTTTTGATTTAGAAACCGACCTAATACCTATTTTAATGAAAATGAGAAAAAAAGGAGTCAGGGTTGATTTAGAAAAATTAAAAAAAGCTGAAAAATCTTTTATTAGAAAAGAGAATGAATTATTAAAATATGTTTTTGGTGAGACTAATTTAAAATGTGATATATGGGCGGCTAGATCAATAGCCACTATATTTGATCAATGTAAGATAGAGTATCCTAAAACAGATAAGGGTAATCCGTCTTTTACAAAAAGTTTTTTAGAGTTTCACCCTCATCCGATTCCAAAAGCAATAGTTCAAGCTAGAAACTTTAATAAAGCACGGACCACGTTTCTCCATACGATAGAAAAGTATCAACATAAAGGTAGGATACACGCTAATATTAATCAGCTAAGAACTGAAAATGGGGGAACATTAACAGGCAGATTTAGTTATTCAAATCCTAACTTACAACAAATTCCTGCTAAAGATGACGCTGAGTCAGGTATAAAAATAGGTTCTTTGATTAGAGGTTTATTTTTACCTGAGGAAGAGGAGAAGTGGGGTTCATTTGATTACTCACAACAAGAGCCACGATTAGTTAGTCACTATGCAAATATTGTTAAGTTGGAGGGAGCTGAAAAAATTGTAAAAGCTTACAATGAGGATAAAGAAACAGACTTTCATACAATTATGGCTGAGATAGGAAATATACCTCGTAAGAGTGCTAAGACTATTAATTTAGGTTTATTTTATGGCATGGGTGTGGGCAAACTCTCTGATCAATTAGGTATAGCACCTGAGGAGGGTCGGGAGCTCATTAAACAGTATAATGAAAGAGTTCCGTTTGTTAGACAATTAGCTGATGCAGTGTCTGACCATGCTCAAAAAAAAGGTGCTGTAAAAACTTTTTTAGGTAGGAGATGTCGCTTTGAATTATGGGAGCCAAAATCTTTTGGTTCCTATCGTGCTTATCCTTTGGATAAGGCTAAGGAAGAGTATGGTGAATATACTCCTCTGAAAAGATCAGGGACCTATAAAGCGTTAAATAGGTTAATACAGGGGTCTGCCGCTGATCAAACAAAGAAAGCAATGGTAGACTTATACAAAGAAGGAATTATACCAATGATTCAAATTCACGATGAGTTGGCTATAAGTTTTAACGGAGATAAAGAAATGAAAGAAAAAATAGTGAACATAATGGAAAACTCGATTGAAATGAGTGTTCCATCTAAAGTAGATGTTGCAATAGGAAATAATTGGGGAGAAGCAAAATGAACTGTTGGCATTGTGATACAAAATTAATTTGGGGTGGAGATCAAGACTGTGAAGAGGATGATCCATATCTTATTGTAACTAATTTAAGTTGCCCTAATTGTAGAAGTTTTGTCGAAGTTTATTACCCAAAGGAGAAGCAAAATGAGAATAAGTTATAATAATGGAGAACTAAATCTTTCTATGACTAATGACGAAATAGAACATGTTTACAAAAATAAAGGTAAGTCTGTGCCAATGGATATTAGTTGGTTAAAAGTTCTACACGAAGACATATCTAAATGTGTTCTAGCTCATTGGTCAAGGGTTGAGGTATGGGATGCATTAGAGTCACATCAAAAAATTATAAAAAAAAAGACTAAGTATTAGCAACTATTTCAGCTAAAGACTCACATCTTTTGGTGGTTTGTTTATGCCAACGTGAGTCTTTCATCTCTTCGGATGCTTTTTTCCAATCTTTGACCCTCATTGCTTTCCACATGTTTTTAAAATTGCGAACACCTTGAGTTCCTAGCTGATATACCATCTCAAGAATTACCTCCTCTATATGTGGAGGCAAATCGTGACCAATACATTCTTCTATAAGAGACTCAGCTCCTGCTGCCGCTCTATTTAAATCCATTTCAAATAGCTCTTCTACTTCATCCATGCTTATTTCTACGCCTTCAGCATATCGCTCTCTTTCATGTGGTTTTATAAGATGGCCGATGCCGATGGTGGCTTTTCCTAGCGAATCCAGATACATACATGTTCGCACACCTTCGTGCAAACGCACTCTAGCTTTCAAGTCATCTGTTAATTCTATCATTACTTAAGTTTATATCCTAAGCCACTGTATTTGTCTACAGGGCCACCGTTAGCCACATTGAACACTCTATTATCAGGTATATTAACACCTGGTATGGGTCTTTGAAACTCATTATCTTTTGGAGTTGGTGCTATGAAAAAAGGATTCATTAATTGAAACCTGTTTAAATTATATTGATTGGCTAAGTTTTGTAAATTTTGTAATTCGCCAATAATATTTTGACCTGCATTATTAGCCATAATACCTGACATATCCATATCACTGACTCTAATGGGTTCATATTTAACTTGAGGATATAAAAAATCTAAAACTTCTTTTTGAAAAGTTTCATCATCCATTTCGCTTGGAGGAAAAACACTGTCTAAACGATTAATATTAATTTTTGGGTCATCAAAAGTGGGTGCTACAAACGGAACACTTTCATCAATAACTTCCATGGTTGTTTCTCCACCATAATTAACCACAGGGCGTGAAGGAAAAATTTTTGCTCCTAAACTTTTTATTAATTGAAATATAGGAGCACCCTTATCTTTAAGATCTTGAGCTATTCTACCTAAACCAAACCTTATGTCTGATCCTATTTCACCAAGAGTTGGTCCATAAAGATTAGCTAGTCTCTCTCTTTCAGCGGAAAGACTACGAGGAGCATCTGAAGTCATTTGTAACAATGTACCTCCTGTATTAGGAACTTGTTCTGTAAACTTATTTTTAAAATCAGTTGTTCTTTGTTCTTGAAAAGCTCTTCTCGCTAATCGATCTGCACTCACATCTTGGCGACCATCAAAAAATACATCACGAGTCATCTCTCTAACTCTTGGAGAGCTACCTCTATCAAAAGCCACCATGCTTTTTTGCAAATCTTGAAAAGATTTTTTAGCCATTATGCTACCACCTGTGGTCTTTTAAATTTTTTAGACTCATAAACGTCCACGATACCACCCTCTTTAGCATTAAAAAAAGGTAATCCAACAGACTCCAGACCAGCGATTGTTTGTTGATTTGGTGACCCACTAAGTGAGGCTAAATTTAATTGTGGCACGGATAAAGATTCAATAAAGTTTGTTCCTGTATCTCCTCTTTGAACTTGTGGCTCACTAATGGTCACTGTACCACCACCCTGTGGTGGATCTAAAGGAACTACAGGGGCTCTTTCCTCTAAATTTTCAATTTCATCTAAAAATATATTCGAATCACCAGGTTGTTTCGAACTATCTATTTCTTCTATTATCTGATCAATAACATCAGGTGTTCTCTCTCCGTCCTCTTGATCAAATAAGTTTATGTTATCTAAAACATCTTTTATTTTGTTTTGAGCGTCCTCAATGTTGTCAGGATTAAAAGCAGGATTTAAAGCTTTTAATTCCGTATTTATAGCGGCGTCTTTTGCTCTTTGTTCTAATTCTGCATAACTAGCTCTTAAAAATTGCACTATAGAAGTTTTTCTTGTTATGTTCGGTAAAGTGGAGTCAAAACCATCAATGGCGTATCTTAAAGTATCAGGACTGGTAATAAAATCAGAAAAACCTCTTATTCCTACGACAGATCCAACTATTCCAGGAACACCCCCAATGGCGTATCTTAAAAATCTGGCAATAGGATTATTCATTATGAAACTTGTTCCTCCACTACCACCTAAGGCTATGTTTCTTTGAAGGAAGGCTTTGGTGGTTGGAATATTAATATTTTGTTGTCTCGATATCATCGATATTAAATCTTCAAAATAATTATCAGAAATTCTTTGTGACTCAGGAAGACCCTCATTAGCTAATTTTAATAATTTTTTAAAAGCTGTGCCTTTAACTTTTTTTCCTGTTCCATCTAATCCTAAATTTCTTAATAATGTGGTTGTGTTAAGTATAGCGTCTGTTCCTCCCATACCATCAAGTTGTTTAGTAGCCGCCGCAAAAGCATCGTCAAACCACATTCTAACCACTTCTCCTGCTAATTCTCTATCTCCTCCTGTAATTTTTATTAAATCGTCAACTGCTGAAGGTGACATTCTTTGTAGTAATGGTTTTACTAATTCATCAATATACTTTTTTTGCTCTTTTTTAAACTTTCCACTTAGAGATGAAAATATATCATCAACACTTTCTATTTGTCCTGCCACCACTCTTTCAAAAGGTTCTTTTGCAGTTGTATATATTTGTCTAAAATTTTTTATTTGATCAATATAATTTAAAATTTTTCTTTGTTCCTCAATGGGAAATTTAGCCAAAAAATCATCAGCGTTAGCATCATCAAACAGTTTTCTCATTTGTTCAAATGATTCTCCTAAAGTTGCTTTATTTGTTCCCGGTTTACCTTTAGAAGTTCTTACTACATCTGCTAGTTCATCATTTATGTCTTTCCAACCTGTGTAATTAATTTTTGAGTTTTTAGGATAAATTCTTAAAAACCTTTTAGCAAAATTATAAAAATCATTATATCCTGGATCTGTTGTTTTTTTTACATCTTTACCAAATCTTTTTTCAAATTTTATTACATATTCCTCTAAAAAATTTCTCATACCGTTAACAGGTATGACCTTGCCATTGTTAACAACAGTTTTTTGAGTGGCGACTATTTCATCACTAATTCTTCCCATTGTTTTTTTAAAAACTCTAAAAGCGTTTTTTGAGGTTTCAAAAATTTTATTAGCTAAAGTTACCTCATCCATTCCTGTCCCTAATTTACTAGAAAAATCTCCTAATAATTCAAAAAGCTTATCTACTCTCTGTTGATTAACACCTTTTAATTTACTACCTAAAACTGGAATCTGAGCAAAACCTGTTCTTAGTACATTAATAAATCTACCCGCTCCTGATTTAGGATTTAAATCAGCTATACTAAAAGCTAACCTATCACCCAAATACTCTCTTGATTTTTGAAATGCGTTTACTAAAGCTGAGTCTCCTGAGACTCCCTTTGATAAAAACACTCTAAAAGCTTGTATGGCTGACTCAGCCATGGGTCCAATCACTGCCCAAGTCAGACCTTGTCTTGTATCTTCAGGTAGTTTTTCTAATTGTTCCCAAAAACTTAATTCTTCGCCTGTCGAAGTTGCTTGTAACAAATCATAAACTTGTGCCCCTGTTACAGAACCTAAGGCATCATATAAAATTAAAGCAGCCAATTTTCCATAGACACTAGGGACATATGGAATTGATCTAGCCACACCTGCTCTAGTGGCCGCAGCCAATCCTGATACACCACCCAAAGCCTCAAATGTTTCTTCATTTAAACCAAATTTTTCTAAACCCTCTCTTTGAGAAAAAATTTTTTGTATTTCATCCATATTAAAAGGACTGTCTTCTCTTAATAAGGCATCCTCAACAAATCCTAAAGCTCCCTTAGGTGCAAGGAGATCAAATATGTTAAAAAGAGGTTTTTCAGTTTCAAACTTTTGTAACTCCTCTAATCTTTCGTCTTTCTTTTCTTGAACCTTGTCTAGTTCCTCTAAAAAAACATTTTTATCGACCATTTTAATTACCTGATCGTTGCTCTAATTTTTTTCTTAATGATTCTAATATTTGTTGTGTTAACTCAGGCTTTAATTCTATTGCCTTAAGAGCCTGTTGCACTAAATCATCATTAATGTCTACATTAAACTCTGATATGATTAAGTTAATAGGGTCCTCATAATTAATTGTGGGCCTAGCAATTGCCTCTCTCATTAAGTTAGCCCCATCTCTCACATCTGCTAAAATACCTTTTAAAGTATTAATTGCTCTAGTGGCATCACTAAAACCTGAAATATTTAGTTTACCTCTTTGATCAACAATTCTGTTCATCGCTGGAATACGATTTGAAGATATATCTTTTTGAAAGTTTATAAGTTTTTCAGGTATTAATTGCTCTAACGTGGCCAGTCTTTGAATATCAGGATCAGACAAATAATCTGTTACACTTTGAGGTATTGGACTTCCTGATCCAAATAAGTCAAAAAATTGATTTATGGGTAATACAACTTTCTGACCAAATTGTAACATATCTCCCACTAATCCTGCTAATTTAGGATTGTTTTCCATTAATCCTATGGCCTCAGTTATTAACTCCTCTAACTCGTTAGCTATAATAATCCTATTTTGATATTTTGTTTCAGTGGCTTTATCTTGAATAATCTCCATTCCACCTTGCCCTAATTTTTGTTCAGGGTCTATTCTCTCAGCATCACCTAACTCCATTATCTCTTCATAAGTTTTATATGTGGGTAATTCATTTTTTGCGAATAAAAGCTGTTCTCCACCCATAGGAGATCCCTTTGATCTTTTAACTATTTCTTTTTCTTTGAGCTCTCTAGTTGCCTCAACTAAGCCACCATCTTTTTGATTCGTAGGAGCGACATTAACTATAGATACAGTCGGAGTTCCTAAACTAACAGGCTCAAAACCCCCTGCTATTAAGTTTGCTACTTTTTTTGAGTCTTTTTTCTCGTCAAGAACCGTAACAGTGCCTGTTGCAGGGTTTCTTAAAAATACAGGATCTGACATGCCCTTTGATTGTTCAAAAACCATCTTTAATTGATTTTCTAAGTTCATTTTAGCAATATCAAACTCTCTATCACTCATTTGAGTTTTTCTAGCTAACAAAGTCTTATAAGCCTGTAATCCTAATTCTCTTTCAAATTTATTATTTGCTTGTATGGCTTTAAAAAAGTCTGCTGAAGTTTCCTGAAGTAAACTTAAAGGATCCTCTCCTTGAGCCAATCTTAAACCTTTATCTATTCCTGAAAAAGCTAAGGCTCTCTTTACATCTCCCTTTGTATCACCATAAATATCTCTTAATAAGTTTTTTTCTGCTGCTACATTAGCAGAATCAATAACTACAGGATCTCCTAAATATTCTTTCATAAAATCAGAAACTAAATCTCTTTTTGGAGTGAGATCTGGTACACTAGATACAAGAGGTTGATCAATATTTAAAGTAGTTGGAAGAGGCATGTTTCCAAAATTAAAAGGTGCATCAACAATTAATCCTGTATTGGCTCTGACAATTCCCATATTTCGTGGATCAGCTAACTGAGTAGAGGCCATAGGCATCATGTTTTGAGCTTGTTGTGTTTGTGCAATGCCCTGTTGTTCTTTCGCCTCAAATACAGGCTGAACTAAAGCTAACACAGATAAAGGAGTGTCCTGAGCATCTTTCTCTCCAACAACGGTTGCCAGTTCTTGAACTCTGCCCTCCCTAGAGACTTCATCTCCACGAACCTCATTCATTAATTGAACATATTGTTCAGGAGAAACTTTAGCGATACCATCTTTTGACGGATCACGGTCCACGGTCTTCTCTTCTTGGTCTAGGCCATCAGCGATGCCAACAGCGTCAGATTTTATTTCACCACCCTCAGCTTTACCAAAAATTAATTTTCCTCTAATAGTATTAAGATAATCTTGTTGCTGTGATGCTCCCATATTCATAAAAAGATCCATATCAAAACCTGTTGAGGATATGATCATGTTAAAAACATCATTTAATAACTGAGGGTTAGTCATTGCATCATCAATATTAATCTGAAAATCTCTCTCAGGGGCCTCTCTACCAAGAGATTTATTACTAATTACACCCAACTTATCTAATAAGTTAAACTTAAAAGGATCGATGCGACCTTGCATAGTGCGAGTGCTAGATACTGTTTCTCCACCCTCTGGTGTTCCAGTCTGCCTTCTAACAGGAACTGCAAACATTGGTCGTTGTAAAACTGTATTCATCATTAGAATAATCCTCCCCCTCCACCACCAAAGGCGTTTAGAGCACTAAGACCTGCTATACCATAACCTGCAATTTGTTGTAACGGTGATGGTGTCGGTGATGAAAATCCTGACTGAGTTTGTATTGTTTGAGCACTGGTTGGAGCTCCTTGATATATATCAGATAAGAAACCGACTCTCTGATATGGCTCGTACATTTGAGCTAATAAATTTTGTCTATTTACGTCTAATTCTGTTTGAGCTTGTTGCTGTCCTAAAGAACCTAATCCTAATAATGTGTTAATATCTTGAGCTCCTAATTGTTGTCCTAAAGCTCCCAACTGACCTTGTTGACCTGCAAAAGTTGCATACTGTGGAGCAATGGATGCTAACCCTGATGCACCTGCCAATTGTCTATTTTGTGCATTTAAAAATGCTTGAGCTTGAGCTTGAGCTAAAGCTGAGGCACGGTTTCTTTCTAATTCTGCTCTCTGAACACCTTGTCTATCACCACCAAATGCACCTGAGGCAATAGCTTGAGCATCTGCTCCTTGTTGAGCAATATCAAAAGCACGATTAATCTCATCTCTAACAGCATCTTGAAAGGGATTCATAAACTGATTAATATTTTCTTGTGTAGGATTTACAAACTGTTGTGCCGCTTGACCTAAAGATGATAAACCTGCCGCTTGAGACTGAAGAGCGTTAGCTAAATATTGTTGATAAGCACCAATGCCTGTATCACCCAACTCTATAGCTTGTAGTTGTTGAGGGG